TTTGTTAATTTATATTCTGGTAAATTTAAACTGTTAATATCACCACTTCCAAATATATCATTTATAAGTCTATGAAGATCGTTAAAAGTACTGCTCTTTTTATATGTAAATGAGGCTATTGGTAAATCACCTATAACAAGATTGTAAGTAATTTCTTGACCCGGTTGTTTTATTACCATATCGGAAACATTATATTCTCTTTTAAACTCATTTAATACTGATCTAATAACAGATCCATCAGCACTGTCATAATCAGATGCAAGTGAATCTAATACTTTAAATTTTCCTTCTCTTGCAAATGAATCACATGCCATATTTGTTAAACTTGATGTAGTATATTTGCTTTTATCCGCATCGACGGCTAACAATATAGTATATGAACTCATAATATCCGTTCGAGGGTCTAGTAAATATACAGTTTTTAAATAGTTTAGTAAATAATCAGCTCTACCGGAGCATGTTGCTTTACTTCCTCCATATATTAATCCAACTTCTCGTAGTGGATTTCCGATTATTCCAAGATATTTTATACAATTTTCTGCAACTTCATATTTATTCTTTGCTTTTAGTATTACAAATTCTCCTTTACTGTTAATGGGGCTTGTAAAATATATACCTATTTCATTACAATAGGTACTTAAATAATTTATTCCATTTAAACCACTAAATACAGTTGATTGTATTTTTTCAGTAAAAAACGAAATATACGCATTTGCAACTTTCATTATTTGTGCAGGAGTTAATTTATTACGTTCTTCTTTTTCTGTAAAGTCGTGCATTTTATCGCACATTATAAGAATACAGAAAAATACTTTTACTCTAAAGGTAAAAAAACTTTTAATTATATCTCCCTGTGGAACTTGAGGATTTTGTTGAAAGATTGTCTGTAAATATCCCATTTCTTTGTCAGTAAACACATACGACTTACTCGCATTTGCTCCTACAGAATGGCGTTCTAATAATATTTGTGCTAAATCAATGTTCATGTTCATTTATTTTAATTGGATATTTTAATTTAATTTAAATAAATAATTCAATTTATTATAAAATGAATTACCATATTTATTGTGATGGTGGATCTAGAGGAAATCCCGGACCTTCAGGTGCAGGTGCCATGATTAAAGACTCTAATGGAATTGTTTTGGCAGAAATAAGTGAATATCTTGGAATTAAAACAAATAATTACGCGGAATATTCTTCACTTCTTTTAGCACTTGAAAAATGCATTGAATTAGGTATAAATCAATGTGGTATTGAAGTATTTATGGATTCTAAACTCGTTGTTGAACAAATTAATGGAAATTGGAAAGTTAAGAGTGAAAATATCAAATTACTCCATACTAAGATTACCAATTTATTAACATTCTTTTCAAATGTTAAAGTAAGCCACATTTCAAGAAAATCCAATGGTGTCGCAGATTCTCTTGCAAATAAAGCTATGGACTCAATTAGAATAATTTAAAAAGAAAATTCCAGAAACTATTAATAAAAGACCAGCCCATTGTTTCCAACTTGTAAGCCGTTCATGGAGAAGCCAATACGCAAGAGCGGTTTCAACAACTGTCTGTATTGCATTCCATGTTCCATTTGTTATTATGAGATCTTTTTGTTTTAATGCTTCTATTAGAAACTTAAATACAAAAATATAACCAAATATTGCGAACAGTATATTTCTAATTTTTTTGTTTCTTGAATATAATTTTAAATTTGCATCTCCGACAAATTCTGCCAAACTTAATAATATTATTAATAAAATAAAATTCATTTAATGTTAACATTTATTTTATTAATAATTGGTTCTTAAATAAAAATAGAACCCAGTAAATCCACATATAAGTATAGATATTGTAACAATCCTAAATCTACTTATTCTTTGCAATTCACGATCAGGTAATTGTACGTGAATAACAGTGTCTGGTAATACTACATTACCGTACAGATTACGACACAATGGACATGTTCTTTTTCGACTCATCCACTGCAAATAACATTTAACATGAAATTGATGATTGCAACAATTTACTGTTATTAACGACTTGTCGTTCTTGTCTAAAGGTGTTAAACATATACTACATTCTGTATCCATATTATTAATAAATAATATTAATTATTTTTAAATAAATTACTAATATAATGGGAAACACCTATGGAACTGAACAGCCACCAACTGAAGAAATCGAAGTTTCAGTTGAAGAACCTTCTCATCGAGATGCATTTGATGAACCAAGAGCGATAGCCGAAACATGTAAACTACCTGAGATGGTTGGGAACAATGAAGGTATAAATGGATGGGATATTGCAGCTAATGATACCATAAATAACTGGTTTGAAGTATCAAAAGAATATCGTTGGCGATACCAGTTTGTTTTAGATCGTAATTATTACTTTTCGGCACAACTCCATAGTCTTTCTATAGTATTTTCATCCTTTTTAAGTATTTTTTCCGGGTTTAAATTATGGCAAACATCAACTGACTTTCAAAATGCATCGAATATTGTTATGTTAATAAGTAATACGTTTATTGCAGGTATAACAGCATTATCAAAAAAATACATTGATGATTCTAGAAATGAAAAAATGCGTACTTTTATTGAAAGTATGGATAAGTTCATTGGAGTTATTCATTCTCAGGCAATGGTAGCCCCAATTTATAGAATCCATAGTTCTGAATTTATTAGATTAAATATTTCAACATATACTGATATGATGACAGCTTGTCCAAATTTAAGCTTATCAGAGTACACACTTGCAAAGAGAAAATATAAAGAATTTCTTTCAAAAATGAATGAATAATTAAAATATTTTGATTAATTAACGAATGACCATTAAAAGAGTACCCAAAAAACTTCCCAAAAGAGTACCAAAAAAGGTATCCAAAAGAGTAATGAAAATATGCAAGCGTTTAAAAATAAAACTAACTCGTAAATCAAAGTCTGGGAAGAGAGTCTATAAAAGTGTTAAACAGCTTATCAAAGAAATTAAAAAGAAAAACCCAAACAATTTTATTAAAAAGGCTAATGCGCGTTCTGTTAAAAAGGGGACGGTTGGTGCGTTTAGAAAATGGTGTAAATCAAAAAAGTTAAGTAATAAGTCTGGAAAGGTTACAATGAAATGTATTAGACGTGGTCTCAAAGATAAGAATGTTCTTATTAGACGCAGAGCAAATTATGCAAGAAATATTGGAGGATACTCTCGCAGTTCCTTTGGATTTAAGCGTAGTTCCTTTGGACTTGAGAAGCGCCGCAGTGCCTTCGGACTTGAGAAGCCCCGCCGGGGCTTATCCTTTGGAATAATCGACCAACAACAATTTGACAGATACTCTACAACTGGTTGGAATGTTCCAAAATCGGACTTCCCCAAAAGAGCATGGGCACGTGTTAAAAGAAACTGCGAAGATGGAGAATCTGGAATACTTTATAATAAGATAATTCCGGGTATGTATGTGAACCTTGGACACAAGAAATGTTTAAGTATCCAAGAAGTAATAGATATGCATGATAGCAACAGATTTTTAAAGAATACTGATGGAGAGTTATTAAATCCATTTACTCGTCAACCACTTACAAGAAAACAACTCATCAAATTAAATGATATACTGCTCGTCTCCGGAAGAGCTGATGAAAATACACTTGATTTACCAGAATTTGAAGACATAGATGATTATTTTGCATGGAATAATTATTTAATAGATACACTTCGAACACAAAATTTATCAGAAACAGACCAAAAGAAAATAATATCACTGGTTGCTAGAATGAATAGTTCGTCATTTACAGTAACAAATGATCTGAGAAATACTCGTTGGATCTTTCAACATAATAGAATATATATAATGACTCCAAATGGATGGACGCTTCCTGAAAATATGGGCCAATCTGAATGGTGGTCTGCTGGTATGACAGAACAAGAATTTGAAGATCAACTTGAAAATAGTTTTGGGAACCGTAAATCTAAGAGAAATATCTAGCTAAGCTTACTTCGTTCGGACTTAAGAAGCGTGTTCCACGCTTATCCTTCGGAATAATAGACCAAGAACGATTTGACAGATACTCTACAACTGGTTGGATTGATATGGACCTGGTTTTTGAAGACAACTTACTCCCTGAGTTAAATAAGATAATTATAAGCAAATTAAAGAATTAATATTTATATAAAGTAAATGAACCCCAATATTACTACACAACTAGTACCTATATATGGATCAATAACAAGGAGTATTTTTTGTGGAGCAGGTCTGGCTTACTCTATTGAAAATGAAAATTATTCACATATTCCATTAGTATTTTTTTTTCCTATTACTTATGGGGCTTATCATATTTTTAAAAATAGGAACAATATTAATCCAATTTAAATTAAAAAGTTTTTTTAAAAAGTTATTTAAAGAATTGCAATTATTAAAATTGAATCAGTTGATTCAATTAATACATTGCCTGCTTCATTAGCTCAGTTGGTCAGAGCGCCGTGCTTATCTCAAGAAGATACCGAGAAAGGTTACGCTTTCAAGAGCAAAACGCGGAGGTCATGGGTTCGAAACCCATATGAAGCAGAGAATGTATTTAAATTAAAATATTTAATTAAATTAAATGATCAAAAGGGATCTTTTAATTAAGTTAAAATCGCAGAAGTATTCAAGTAAATTATCGGAACGTAGAAAGTTTAAAGAGATAGTTTCAGCTCTTGAAAAAAATGAGAAGTCTATGTTTAAACCTGGTGTGAAAATTCTTAAAAAAATACCCTCTGTTTGTGTACTTGGAAATTACCTACGCGGAATAAATGACTCATCAAAATTTTATTTAAATAAACCAAGAATTAATTATTTAAAAAGAAAACTAAAAAGGTGTAAAAAGAAAGAAATTGTTATTTTTTTACATATCAATAATAAAGTAACTGGTAATAAACACTTGAATTTACTTGTTATTAAGAATAAAAAGGTAACGCGTATAGATCCAAGTTACTCTTCGCACACAAAACTAACAGACAAAAAGGTTAAAAAGGAACTGGGTCCATTTTTTGAAAAATTTGGACTTACCTTTACCGGATATGACCATAGATCAAAACCAATGAAACACGGAGGACTTTGTAGATATGTTGCACCAGCTGAATATATATACGGTAGAAGGCTAAATCATAAAATTTTAAAAAAGTTTATCATTGAGTATTTTTCAAACTAATTTCAATTATTTTTCAAATTAAAATATTTTGTTGATTATAAATGCCAGTACCATTAAACGATTATGATTTTACTACAAAGTTGCCAGAAAATTTAGAACATAAAGATGATCAATATTATAATCCAACAGGTGCGGTTGATACAGATATTTTATTATCTGCTATTACAAAATATATACTTTCAAATATTCCTTTAATGAGATATAGTGTATGTTTATCAATAGAATATGTAATACCAGGTTATACTCAAAGAACATATACTTTATTTATTAAAAAAAATCCAAATATGAGAACTAAATATTTATATATAGGTAACCATGATTCTGATGATATAGTTCAAAGATATATAAATAGATCATCTACAAATTATATTAGGGAAGAAGATGGGTTTTTAGACGATGATGATCAAGTTGTTCCAGTTATATTAGATTATTTAGAAGGAAATTACATTGCCTCTATAGTTCTTTGCCAAGTTTCTTATCATGATAATATAACACCCATAGAAGTATTATATGAGAATAAAAGTATGATCGGGGAGGTTCTAACAGAATTAAGGAGAAATGATAATATTTTAATACCTGTTCAAGAAGAAAATCTGCCAGGTGGATTATGCCCAATATGTCTTAGTAGCAGCATACGAGATGGTTTTTGTATGATAGACTGTCCTAGAGGACATATTTTTCACTGTGAATGTATACAAACATTTGTACAAGGAAACATTGCCAATGGATATGAAGTAACATGTCCAAGATGTAAGGCAAATATACGAGAAATTGCTCCTGTTGTTGTGCCGGAGAATCTACTTAGTCCAGAAGATAAAGACGATCCCTCAAATGAATTTGGAAAACACACACTCACCGATAAAATCAAAAAACTTGCCAAGAAGTACAAAATTAAAACTACAATCAAGCGAAATGGTAGACGAGTTCCTAAAAGTTTAAAACTTATTAAAAGTCAAATTAAAAACAAAATGGCTTAAATTTAAAAGTCTATTTCATAATCATTTGTTTTTTTATTCTTCAACTTTGATATCTTGAAACTGGTTTTTACTTGACGAAGATCATCTTGTGAATGATAGTGGTTAAATCCCTTGTTAGAAAATTGTTTTACTTCTGAAAAAATTTCTTTATTTGTTCCAGAAGTAAATACTCTATTATTTGAAGAATCAATTTCTTCTTTGCGAGTGTATAATTCCTTTGCTGAATTTTTAAATGCTTTATTTAGAGACCTATCAATTGAAGTTTTTTCCCATCCGTCTTCTATTTTTGTTTCTGCATATAAACACTTAGAATCTGGTATAATTAAATTGTTATTTTCTGGGTTTTCTCTGATATAATTGTCAAATGATGAAATTAGGTTACCTGCCATTAAGTATATTTGATCGTGACCAAATTCCTTTCTTATATCTCTAAGTAAATTTATAATGTTTTCTGTTTGAAGATGGTTTAAATTTTCTTGCCCAAAGTTTAATATTACATTGTTATTTGTTGTATTGTTAGAATGATTGTTATATGAATTATTATATGAATTAGTATTGTTATTATTTGTTAGAAATTGATGCTTTTCTTTCAGAAGTATGTTACGGTAAATCTCTCGCTCTTTGCAATTTGGTATATGTTTATTTAGAACGTCTTTTCTACAGAATGTTTTATTACAAAACCGACATTCTGTTTTATTTTCTGGTAATTCTGGTATTATACCATTTTCAGTTTCAAGAATTCTTATTGGGTCTTCTTTAAGTTTACAAATCTTTTCATGTTTACATTTATTACTTTGAGTTGAGAAACAATGAAGACAATGTTTACATGTATTTGTTGATAGATTTGGGTTTTCTATGGTGTTATTTGGATTCTCTATGGTGTTATTTGGATTCTCTATGGTGTTATTTGGATTCTCTATGGTGTTATTTGGATTCTCTATGGTGTTATTTGGATTCTCTATGGTGTTATTTGGATTCTCTACTTTAGGTTCATTTTTAATATTCTTAACACATGGTTTAATTCGTGACTCATGGCGTTTTAAATCGTAGTTGTCTCTAAAGACATTCCCACATTTTCCACATTTTAACATTTCTTATATAATTATAATATATTATTTTCATTAAAACTCCGCAAAAATCCACAGAATTCTCTGTTTTTTTGCGGGCCGAGAGAGAGAACCCCTATTTTAAAAAATCGATAAAATTATTTTGTAGTTTTTTTTTTAAAAACCGGTTTTGGAAATTTTGAACCTCGGTTATTAACTTTTTTTGAATTAAATTAGATGTTTATTAAAAAGAAGAATATGGAACCTTTTTTAAAAAATCGATAAAAATCCATATTTCACTTTTTGAAAATTGAAATTCAACTCGATTTTAAAAGTTTATGAAATTTTTTTAAAGTTTATTAAAAAAACAAAATGATTTAAAGAAATCTTAATTATAAGAATATCAAAGAAAAAAGAACAATTTTTCCTTTGATCGTCCTCTCTGTAGCTCAGTTGGAAGAGCGACGGACTGTAACTAGTATTGTTAACTTTGTATAGTAAAATATACTGTGAATATCCGTAGGTCACCTGTTCGAACCAGGTCAGGGAGAATCCTCCCCCTCAGGGGATAAAAAAT